GAACCAGATTGGTCGCGCCGCCGCTATAGCTCCACACCGTCAGCGTGGCGACTTCCCCGGCTTCGACCGCGAACGCCCGGATTTCAGGCACGACGGCCGCGCCCTCGCCGTCCAGCCGCAGGGCGGTCGATCCGCCGTAGAGAGTGGAAAGGCTGTTGCTGGACGCGACGGTGTCGAATCGCGGATTCCAGCGCTGCACGTACCCGGCCAGATCGCGGTTGAACGTAGCCGTTCCGATTTCGCCCAAAGCCAGAGCAAGGGCCGCGTCGGCGGCATCGTCCGCATAGGCCCGGTTCGCCGCCTCGTTGGTCGCGGCCGGATAATCGACGTAGAGGTGCTGGTCGGCCAGATCGTTCGTTTTGCCCACGAGCGAAACGTCCTCCAACGTCTCGACCTGCACCGCCGTGATAATTGCGGATTCCGCCTCCCCGGCGGGCGAAGCGATGTCGGATGCCTCAACCGTCAGCGTGTCCGAGGCGTTCCACGGCCAGCGGGCGGACTGCTCGCTCCCGTCGCACGCCGGATTGATCATCGCTACGGTTTCGCCGTCGCCGTCTTTCACCACGACGGCATACAGCGCAATCCCGCTGGCGTTGGTCGTCGTCAGCCGGATGCCGATGCTGCCTGCCGTCAGGCCGGAGAGGGTCAACGCGCCTGTATTTGTGACGACGAACGGCAAACTTTCGGAATCGGGCGCTGAATAGGCATCGGACGCCGGAACGGTCGCGATGCTCCGCAGCACGGCCGCGTTGCTGATCGCCGCCCCCCAGTCGCCGCGGTACGCCTCATTCGTTGCCGTCCCGTAGGCCACGGCAGCGACGTCGCCGACGTACAGCACGCGGTTGCTGGCGGCGGTCCAGAGGGGTTCGGAGCCGGTGCTGGCTCCTTCGGCCAAGGACACCGCATAAACAATGTCGCTGGACATGCCATTCATTATGGAAAACACCGAATTGCTAAACACCCCTAAGGCAGCGATGCCGGCCGGATCGCTCTCGTCCGTCAGGTATCCGGCGGCGGCGTGGTTTCCCCAGCCATAGGCCAGGTTCCACGCGGCGATCAGGTCGGTCGTGATGCCGTAGGCCGGCGCGGCGGCGAACGCCGGATCGGTTTCCTCGGTCAGCGCTCCGATATGTTCGGCGGTGACGGCGTGGGGGTTGTTGGTGTCGGCCTTGTGGTCGCTCAGGGCATTGGACACGGACGCAGCCCACGCGCGAGCAGACGCGTCGTAGGCTGCTCCAAATACGATCTCCTGCCACACAAGGCCGTTGGTTCCAGTTGCGGTGGTCTTTTCAATGTAGAGGGAGCCGCTGCCCGTCCAATAGGACCGTCCATCGCGCTCGAACAAAATGGTGTAGAACCACGGAGCCGCGACGTCGCTGTTCGTCGGGCATGAGTTCGTGCCGATGGTTGGCCACTGAATGTAATAGGCGGAGTTCGTCGCAAGGTAGGCGTTCGTCACGGCGTAGTATACGCCCGTCGCCGACGGGGCAATCATCATCCTAACGGTCGTCGCCGGATCGGCGGCCACGCGGCGCCCGTCCTGCATCGGCATCGCGGCGACCATCGGCGTGCTGCCTTGCAGCCAAATCAAGTCCCGCAACGACTCTCCGCCGGCAGAGCCGACGTCGCACGGAATGCGAACCGCGAAGTTGGTATCTTGCGCGATGGCGGACGCGCAAAGACAGACGGCAAAAAGGAATGCGGCGGTGGTTCTCATTTGACATGTTTCCATTCTATATGACTGCGAAATCCTTGGACTGGACATACGACGTCCAGCTTGTGTCCGATGTTTTATACCGAGCTTGAATGACCCATTTCGTATACGGCGCTCCCGGCGTAATGAACGAGGCTTCCACCGGCGTCGTGCCTTCTGTAAACGGTTTCAGCACCACCCAATACTCGTTCGTCGCGTCCCACCCGACGCAGCAGTACTGAACCACAAGCTGGGACACCGACGAATTCACGCGAATCGTCAGCGCCGTGTTGGGCGTCCAGCTTCCGCCGTCCGGGTCGAATGTAAGTTGGATGTCGGGTACCTGGCTGAACGACGATGCCGGTCGCGACGTGGTGTTTTTCAGGACGATCTTCGGCTTGCCGCCCGACCAATCCACGCGGCCGTTGTGGACGCTCATGTTTTCCAAGGCGTCCGCCATTTTCAAGATGCCGGCCACCAGCCCGGCCCGGCTTACCGGGTCGCCAACCTTCAGGCCGCGAGGAAAAAACATTTTGCTCATCTGTAGTATTCCTTAGACCAAACCGGTTGCCCGTAGTACGTGATTCCGTTGACCGTCCTCCGGAGCCGCGCTTCGATTTTGATGGGCTGGCCGGGCGACGTCGTGAACGCTTGGGTCCACGGCGACGTGTTCTCTATGCCGGGGCCGATCCATCCCGACGTGAAGGGTGGATAAGTTCTGTGAATCCTGAACTCGGCATGGGCGTCTGGATCGTCCCATATCAGGTCGACGTAGAACGCCTGGTCGTTCGTGTTGGACAACCCGTTTGGCGAAAACGACACCCCCTCGGACAAAAGCGTGTCGCGGTAGTTCTCGCTCGTCGTGCCGGAACGGACCACGGCTCCGTTGATCGTTTTTTCGACGTAGGCCGTCACCTTGACGAGCCTATAGTAGGGGTTCGGGTCGGTGTTGTCGGACTCGACTTGGACATCGACGCTGGCATCTCCTTCGGAGGTGCTCTGCAGGTCCGCCGATTCCCAGTATCCGTATTCGCCGCCGGTCCACTTCTGGACGCGGTACTTGATGAAAGCACCCGGGACCACGGTGGAAATGGTGACGTCGTGCGGCATCTCTTGCCGTCCGTCGACCTGTTCGCCGCGTGGAGAAAACACGGGCGAGGGAAGTTCGGAGTTGCCGGTGAGGGTCGTTTCGTTTCTGGTGTAGACGCATTCCAGCGTGTAGGCCCGCATGTTCAGGTTTTCGATGGAATACGACCATGCGTTGCTGGCCAACGGGTCGGCCGGCTGCGCGTTGGCGGCCACGGCTTGCTCGCACGCCTCCTTGGTTAGCGCGTACCACTTCGTCGTCTTCGTGACCATGTCTTCCCGGAACACCTCGTAGTAGCCGCCGGCGCTGTCCACGCGATACGTGCGCGACGATGCGCCACCGGCAATCACGACGCCTTGCCCTGCTTGTGCCCAGCTTGTGATCAGCATGGCTTACCCCATCCTCAATAGTTTTTGGTTGTCGCGGCGTATCTGCCTCAGTTCGTCAAGTATGGAGGCCTGGACCGGAGACTTGGTGTTATCCTCTGCGGACAACTTAAATGGACTGGCGGCGGTTTTGGCCTTTTTGTTCATCCAGTCCGAGATGGACGTCATGGACTCGAAAATGGATGGTCTCGACATGAAGTCGGAGATGCTGGCGTAGTTTCCCGACTGTCCGGCGGGCCGCGCGGCGGCCGATTGCGCCTCCCGCGCCCGCACCCACGCATCGACTACTTTCGCCGCTCCGTCCTCGTTGATCGCCACGATCCCGTTCACGGTTCCACGCTCGTCTGGAATAAGCCGGTCGTTCGAGCGCGCAATCTGGTCGGCCTTTTCGTCGTAGATGTTTTCGATTTTCTTTGCCGCATCGTCGGCCATGGCCACTTGTTCGTCCACGGCATCCTCTTCGTCGGCTAGGATCGCGACGCTGGCCCGCGACGCCACATCCACCCGTTCTTCCGACAGGCGCCGGTAGGAATCGAGTCGCCCTTCCTCGATCTTCGCAAGGCGCACCTGATGAAGAAGCGCGTCTCGTTCTTGTTCCTTCTGCGCCGCCTTCAACAGGCCGGTTTCTTCCTTGACCTGCCCGACGATCGCAGAGCCAAGCCGCTTCAGATGCCACAGGTAGGCGCCTGTGTCGGGCGGCTGAATCCAGTCCTGCGCGCCGTACTTGACTCGGTTCCACATATAGACCGCATAGTCTCCTACTAGGTTGAACGCCTCCTTCGCCAAGCCGACCCAGCTGGATATGACGGTGGCGACGTAGTCGAACACGCCGCTGCTCTCCCGCATCCGGGCGATGAACACCGCCAGATTGTTCCCCGCAGACACGAACCCGTAGCGGATCAGTTCGAGCCCGCCTTGGAAGTCCGCGATGTAGTCCGCCACGCCGCCGGCGTTGATCCAATCCGACAGGGCGCCCGTCCACTCCTTGATCTTCTCATTGACGCGGGACAACGCGTCGAACAGGGTTCCGTTGCTGGCGATGCCGCGCCCGACTTCTTCCCATAGGTCGCCCATGCGGGTCTTGAACATTTCGTATTGGCCGGACAAGGTCCCGAGCTTCGCCTTCTGCTGGTCGTATCCGTCGGCCAGCAGCTTGTTGAAGATGGCGGCCTTTTCTTCCTCGGTGGCGGCCAGCTTGATCGCGGGAACGTAGCGCGACAGCATGGTGTAGGAGCCTTGAAGCCCTTGCGCCACGGCCTTTTCCGCCGCCGCCTGTTCCATGCCGGCGGCTCCGAGCGCGATGACTCCTTTTGCCGCCTTCTCCATCTGCTCGGTCTGGACGCCGAGCATCCGCATCCGGGCCATGCTGGACAAGGTGTTCTCGTCCGCCGCGCCGGTTTCGTCCTGGATGGCGGAAGCGAGCGCCTGCATCTTGGGCAGGATTCTATCGACGGCCTCGCCGTTCGACCGGAGCGCCGTCGCCATCGCCACGTTGGCGTTCTCCTGGCCCGACCATGCTTTCAGCGCGGTGGTGGCCAGCCCGGCAACGGTCGTGCCGATTCCGAGCAGGGCGCCCGTCACCATCTTGGCTACGTTCCACGCGGACTTGGCGAACCCGGTCAGGCTTTTGCCAGCCGAGTTCAGGCCAGACGCCATCGCGTTTTTGACCTTCAGGATGATCTGGAAGGTTTTGTCAGCCATGTCCGTGCGCCTTCATGATTTGGTCGATGCGCAGACCCATCGCTCGCTCCGCCATGATTTTTGGATCGTGGCTGGACGGCTTTCCTTCGGCGGCGTTCTGCATGTAGACGGCGGCCAGCGTCGCCCGGGCGTAGCCGACGGAGCAACGCCGCTCCCAAAACTCCGGCGATTCTCCAGCCAAGGTTGTCAGGTAGATGGAGAACTCGCCGTCGGTCAAGTTCTTCTCGTCCACGCTTTGCGGCACGGCAGGTTTTTCCTCCTGGACGAGAACTTGCGCCACGGCCTCGCGCAGTTCGTTGAGCGTGGCCCGCAGGGTTTTCGCCCACGCCTTCACCGCCTTGTGCGCCGCCTTGCCTCCGACTTCCAGAGCGCCTTCCTCGTCGTAGGCGTGCGCCATCGCGTAGGCCATGGCGATGTCCTGCATCGCGCCCTTCATGGCCAGCCCTTCGCGGCGATACCAATCCTCCGCGCAAAGCGTCATGGGCCACAGGGCGCGCCCGTTCAGGAACACGGGAACGCCTCGGGCGAGGGCGAGGCGCAACTCCGGCGTCTCGATGCCCCACCCGAGGCCGTTCAACTCCACGATCTCGTCCGGCGTCGGCTGGATGCCCATGGCGACCAGCCGTTCGATTTCGGCCCTTGCGAGGTCGTTGAGTTTGTCCGTGTCCTTCATGCCGAATCCTTACGCGGCGTCGCGAGAAAGAGGAATTTCCGCGATGCCGGTCCCGGTGTGGTAGGCCGCCTTCGGCTCGTTCAGGGAGGGAGCCTGCTTTTCCACGGCCGGATGGGCGACGGTCCAGCTTGGCGCCGTCGTCACGCGAACGAACTCCGCCGTGATTTCGGCAGTCTCGAAGCTGATGCCGTAGGCCGCCGGTTCTCCAACGCCGTCCTCGACCTGTCCGATGGACCCGGACGCCTTGAAGGTGCTCTTGGTCAAGCGGCAGCCGTTGCCCGTGGCGAACAGCATCGTCTGAGCCATGCGCGCCCCGAGGATCGTGATGTCGCTCGGCAGCGTGCATTTGGCCGTCTTGCCGGCCGGGACCTGGATGGCGGCCATGCCGAGCTTGCCGGTGATCGACAGCAGCGGCCAGTCTCCGTTCTCCGTGTTGGCCTCGAGGACTTCCGCCACGATGCCCGTCGCCAGTTCGCCAATCATCAGTTCGTCGAGGTCGAGCGACCCGGCGACGATCTGGTACTTGCACGCGACGTCGAAAATGGTTCCCGCCGCGTTGCCGTAGTAGGTCGAGGCGACGATGTCGCCGTACTCGTCCTTCGCGTCCGCCCGGTTTTTCGGGATGGGCGTCTTGTTCGATTCAACGAGTTTCAGGATGTCGGCGAGGGTTCCCGCGCCGTGGGTCAACGCCAAAATCCCGAAGTGGTCCGTCAATGCTCCGAATTCACCAGCCATGATCGTCTCCTGTTATGGGTTATATGTCGCTTCTCGAAAAGTGAATCCTCATGGACAGAGGCATCACGTTTTGCAAGTCCGGGTCCAGATATGGAAATTGTGCGTCGCCCCAAGACAACCCGATGCCTTGGGCGTTGAAAACGTCGCCGGTCAATTCGGCCAGCCTCGCCTTGAAAGCCGGAAGGATCGGGTCTTCCGCCGTCGCTCCAGCAAACTCGGAAAACAGCCGGTCGAACAAATCGTTGATTTTTTCGTACAGCCCTGACACCACAAAGTGGTCCTTGTCGTCGTCTGCTTGCGTGATGCACAGCACGTTGATCGTGCACACGCCGGTGCGGTCGTCGTTGTACGAGGGAGCCGACGCCCGAACGTCGATGACGACGGGCCTCCGGTCTTCCTGCTTTTTCCAGACAGGGTCCGACGCGATGGACTGCCACGGGCGGACGCCGACGCCGGCTCCGAGTTGGGCCTTCGTCCGGATCAACTCGGCAACGGCCATCTCGATTGCTTTGGGAATGTTCATGCGAAGTCACCCCTGCCTATCATGGCGGTCAACTGCTTGTCCACGATATGATCGATCGCCCGCGTTGCGCGAGCGAGGGCCTGATCGATGGCTTGCGGGCCTCCGGTCAAGGCATCAACGGCGTATTTCAGCTTGTTCTCCATGCGCACGTAGGGGTCCGTGCCGGTCAGGCGCGCCTGCACGTGCCCGAACTTTCTGGCCAGCGCCGACGTAGCCGGGGCGGCTGGTCCCATCGCGCCGCCTTGCCCGAGTTGTCTAGCGATGGCTTGGTTCGTGGCTTTTGCCAACCCCCGCCTGCTTATCGTCGCTTTCCTGCTCTTTCTCGCTTCCCGAAGGCCGGCGGCGTGAACGATGAAGGTTTTTTTCGTACGCTCGTCCAGCACTTCAAAGGCGGGAAGCCCGCGGCTGTTTCTCTCTCCCCTCACCCTTGTCACCGGCCTGTATTTAGGGGCGACGCGGGTCGAGGTTCCGATGGACCTTGCTAGCGCGTTGCCGCCCATTTTCAGGACCGGCCCCATTTTCTTCCCCAACTCCCGGGAAGCCCGTTCAAGCCTAGCCCAAAAAGCCTTGATGTCGGCTTGCGGGGACTCGATGGTGGTTTGAAGTCCCATCACGCAAACTCCGGTTCGAGCACGACCCTCAGAACGTCGGCTCCCAAGGGTTCGACCCCCTTGATTTTCATTTTCTTCCACCCGGGCGAGGCCAGCAACTGAACCTCGAACGCGGTCCCGACCACGAACCCGCCCAACACGTCGGCCGGATTTGGTGCCTCGACCCGCAACATGTCGAGCACGGGGTCGGCTGCAAGCGAAAGACCCGTTTCGCTGGCCGCCTGTTCAACCATCATCCGGTTTATTTTGGCCGTTAGGATTTTCGTTTTTCCCGCCTTCCCCTCGGCACGAAGGGCCGGGTGCATCTTGTAGACGGCGTCAAACACGATGCGCGGGTTATCTTTCATCGCCCGGCTCCAAGATGTGACGGACGACGTCTGCGGTGCTCAGTTCGTCGTTGCTCCATTGACGCGCCGCCAGCCACGCAAGGAAGCGATCGACGTCGGCTTGCGCCGGCGCCCATCCGTCCAGCATGGCCTTGATGTCGTCGGCAAGCGTCGCAACCGTCGCCTTGCGGACCACGCCAGCGGCGATCCCGAGGTGCGGCCCCAGCGCGAGGCAGGGCACGCCGGCGCACAACGCCTCCACGATGCTGTTGGAGTTGATGGTCACGACGAACGCCGCCCCAAGCAACGCTTCCTGCAATCCGCCCCCGTGCTTGGTTTTCCGGTAAGCGTCGGCCGCGCCGCAGGAGGTCAACCGGGGCAGGGTCTGGTGGAGCGGGTGCGGGGTCGAACAGTCAAGCGGATGAGGCCGGAAATAAGCCTGGACGCCGTGCGGCACGCTCCGGGCCACGTATTGCTCTAAAACGGGTCCGCCTTTGATTTCCGACTCGTCCATCTGGGTGTCCATCGAAAGCTGCCCCAAGGTCAAAATATAGCCCGTGCGAGGCCCTATAGGGCGGCGGCCTGGAACAACGGCGTCCAAACGGTCGTAGGCGCCGGCCGGAGGGGCGGTTTTAAGCTGGCTAGCCCACGACGACCAATGCAGAAACCCCGAGCCGTCAGCCTGAGAGTACGACCCACGGCGAATGAAGCCGTGCTCGAGGCAGACATGCTTGGCTCCGCACGCGTCGGCGTATTCCGGAAAACGGCGGTCATGGCGGCCGTTCCAGTAGGCGACGACGGCAGGAGCGGACCATTCGCCAGCAACGTCGTCGGGTGACGCCGCCCTAACGATCCGGTATCCGGCCTTGTCCAGACCTGCGGCCAGCGCAGACAGCGGATGGTCGTCCCTGGTCGCGCTGGCGACGACGGCCAACGGACGGCTGTCCGGCCGCGCCCGTTCGGCCATATGCAGCCTTGTCGCCGTTGCTCCGGCCCACAGGTGAACGGCAAACGGGGCCTGACCGTTCGTCCCGGGCTTGCCCCGCAGGGTGCCCTCGTCGCCGCTCAGAAGGCGCGGATACCCTCGCACGGCCTCGTCGGCGTTCAACGGAAACCACCACGCCCCGTCGCTCACGACCACGTCGCGGGGCATCGCCTTGACGACGGCCTCGATCAAGACGGGGCCATACGTGCAGCGGGACAACGGGTCGAGGCAGGCGGCCCTGCGGATCAGGGAAAGCATGGCCTTGTTCGCCGGAGAACACGCCAAGACCCCGTTTGCGTACCGCATCGCCGGGTTGACGTTGTTCTGGCACTTGGACAAAAACAGTTTTTCCCCATCCAGCCGCCACGCTCTTTCGGCGTCCTCGACTGGACGCATGGGCCAGAAGTCGAGGTCGAAGTACCAGCCGCCGTGCGAGGCGAGGACGGAGTACCGAATGAGGTCGGCTTTCGATGCCGGGTCAACGGCGAGAGAGTAGGGTTTTTCAAGTTCGGGCATCAACGCTTCCTCGCCGTGCAAGGCGATCTCATGACTGGGGTTCAGCCGCACGAACTCGCGCAGGTTCCGCGTGGCCCAATCAGGAAGCGGGTCGCTCCCGACCCAGACGAAATGGATGAGCTTTGGAATCATGGCTTGATAAACCACGCGTGCTGCGTTTTCGGCTGATCCCCGGCGATGGGAACCCCGGCTTCCGACATCCAGTCGGCGATCGCGCCGGCCGCCAGTTCGTTGCGGCCCGGAAACCAATCATGACACGCCACGATTCCGCCTGGAACAAGACGCGGCCAGACGTGCCGCAATACGTGGAGGGTCGGAGCGTATTGGTCGAGGTCGACGTGGGCGAAGCAGTAGGAGACCGGCTCCAACTCATCGAGCACGCCAGGGACGAACCCTTCATGCGTCCGGACGTTTACGTATGGCCGGACGAGGGCGCGGAACGTCATGGACCCTCCGACGCTCAGTTCGCCTTCCAGATACCTTCCCCCGTCTCGTTGCGTTTCCTTCGCCATCCCCTTGAACGAGTCGATCGCGTGGATCGTTCGCCCGGCGTCCCGAGACAATTCCGCCATGGGGAGGAACGTGGTTCCGTGCCATACGCCAAACTCCGCCACGTCGCCAGCCGGCAGAAGCAGGGCCTTGCGCAGCAGGGGCTCGATATGGATGAAGTTCGCTCTCATGGCCGAAAACGGTGCGGAAGAGATTTCGCCCCTCCGCACCGTTCATGTCGTGACGGTCGGGGCTACCGGCCGAGCTTCACGTCGACGGTCGCGGCCGTCGCGCCGGCGGCGGCGACGACGTACCCGGCGGTCTTGTGGCTCGACTGCGTGCCGGTCACCACCAGCCCGCTCGCGTCCCAATACACGATCTGGCCGGCGGTCAGCGCGGAGGCGCTGGTCGTGGCTTTCGGGAACGTGAACACGCCCTCGACGTCGATCACGCCAAGGGTGTTGGCGGCGATGGCGGCGGTGGCCACGCCGACCAGTTCGCCGATCACGACGACGTCGCCAGCGGCGACGGCCGAGCCCGGGGTGTAGTCGATGCGGCGGCCTTCGGATTTCTTGGTTGCGGTCATGTTGATCCTGCCTTTCTTTCAGGATGGTTAGACGCCGGTGGACTGGACGCCCGCACGCCACTCGCCGGCGGCGTTGCCGTAGTCGTACCAGCACCGGAGCTGGATGCCCAGCGTGTCGAAGTCCGCGTCGGACGACTCCACGAACGGCTCCTCGCGCCCGTTCAGGAAAGCCGTGCGCATCAGCGGCATCGCCATCGGCGAGGCCAGAAGGTACCACGGATTCGCGGACAGGTAGCGGGACACCGCCGGGGCGAACATGCCGGCGTAGATGTTGATGTTCGGGTCCTTGCTCGTCCCGCCGACCAGATTGGTCGCGGTGTAGAGTTCCCGCGCGGCGGCCGCGTTGGCGGGAGAGCACAGGAGCATGGTGGCTTCCGTGCCCAGCGGGTTGCCGTCGGCGTCCTTGAGTTCGAGGAACAGCTTTTCGGCCACCTTGAGGTTCGCCAGCGTCAAGGCGCCGGTCGTCTTGTTCAGGTGGGAGCCTTCGCCGGTGGTGAACATCGTGGCGACGGCGGCCTCGAACACGGCCCAAAAGTCCGTGTTGAACGTGCGCGCGGCTGCGTAGCCGAACCGCTGGGGCAGGTCCGTCAGGGCGCCGAGGTCGTCGTTGATGATGTCCTTGCGGGTGATGCCGAGCATCAGGGCCTTGGTGTCGGCCTGGATGGTCGCGGATTCATCCGACAGGGAGCCGTGCTTGATCTCTCCGCCCGGACCGAGCGCCTGAAGCAGCGAGGACATGACGAGGCGGACGCCGTTCTGCTGCTTGAAGTCCACCACGGGACGGATGGCCGTCACCTTGCGCCAAGTCTGCTCGACCGTGCCGTAGCCTTGGAGGATGAACTTGTTGGCCAGCGAGGACAGGATGTTCGACAGCGACCGCGAGGAGAACGCGGCGCGCAGGAACTCGCGCGTGTCGTGGCGGGAGAACTGCATGGCTTTGCCGTCCATCGCCAGCACCGTGCGGAACAGGTCGGTGATCGAATGCATCCGGCCCATGACGAAAGAAGCCGCGTCCAGCGTCTTCTGGTCGTAGGTCTTTTCCGGAGCGCGGAAGCCGGCGCGGATCGCGGTGGCGGCTTCGATGGCGGCGGCGGTCACTTCCGGCTGCGCGCCGGCGTTGATGCCGGGGGCCTCGGGGCGTTCGTTCTGGACCTTGCTCGCCGCGATTTCCTTCTTCTGCGCAGCGATGATGGCGTCCTTGACGGCCAGTTCGGTCTTGGTGGTGTCCCACCCTTCCTTCACGGCCTGCGCCTGGATGTCTGCGTGCTCGGCCGCGATGCGGCGAATATCGCCGATACGGGCCTGTTCGGCCACCGCTTCGGCGCGAATGTCCTCGGCGGTCGCGGGAATTTCCTTCCCGTCTTTGTCGTACTTCTTCATCGTCATTCCTTCGGGTTGGTGTTCTGCCGCAATTGCGGCGCTGGTTGCCTTGTCCGCACCGAGCGGCAAGATGGAAATCTCGTTCAGCGTCGATTCGCTGACGAGCACATACGGGCCTTGGATGGTCTGGCCGTTGACTTCGACGGCCTCGCCTTCCTGCACGTCGCGGGTCTTGGACGGGTCCGCGCCCATGCTGACTTGGAAGGAGAAGCCGTTCTTGGCGAGGCCGGTCACCTTGGCGACCAAGTCGCTGACGCCCATGACTTCGCCTTCGGCGGACAAGGTCTTGTCCGCGACGACCTTCGTGGTTTGGCCAACGACGGCGTCGATGCTGCGGGTGTCGTGGCCGTACAGGATGGGGACCTTGTCGGACACCTTCATGCCCGCAAGGTCAACGACCACGTCGCCCCAATAGGACACGTGCATCTTGCCGCCGTTGTAGACGTTCATCTTGATCGTCGGCAGCTTGGCGGCCTCGCCTTCCTTCGGCGCGGCGGCGGCCTGAATCGAACATTCGCCGGTCATGCGGATCGGCTGGTGCGAAGTCTGGTCATGCTTCATCTTTCGTCTCCTTGTCCTCGTCCTTGTCGCCGTCCGGTTCAACCGGCGCGCCATTCGATTTCGGGGCGAACGGATACGGCGCCGGAGGAAGGCCGGCTTCGGCCCGTGCCTTGTTCCATGCAATCTCGCCGTCGATCGTTTCCCGGATGATCTGTTCCATCTCCCGCTTGCCGTCTTTGCCCTGTTCGGCAAAGAACGACGTCCGGCTCAGGCTGCCGTTGTTGAACCGGGTATCGTCGGCCATCGCTTCCTTGTTCGGATCGACATGCTTCCTGTTCGTGAAGTTCCACGACGGAGCCGGGATGCTTTCAAGCTGGCCCTTCGAGAGTCCCTTGCGGGGCGCGTACTCGTCCATGAACGCGTAGAACACGCGGTCAAGCACCTGGGCGGTCAAGTCGTCACGGTCGATTTCAAGGTTCCGGTCGTAGGTCTGATGGTCCAGCCGGCCGGAGGCGTAGTTGTACCCGCTGGAATTTCCAGCGCCGACGTTGTAAGGCATCGACAGCACGCGGCACATCTCCGCGATGATTTCGGCCTTGAACTCCTTGTAGGTTGTCGTCGGTTGTTCGGGTTTGAGTTGGAGGAGCTTCCACCCTTCGGGCAGGGAAAGCAGGGCGTTCCGTTCGATCTCGATGATGGTGGTCGGGTCCGACAGTTCGGCGGCCACGTTGTCGGGGAGCAGGTCGGTGTAGATAATGCCCGTGATTTCGGCGGCCCGCGTCGCCGTCTCAATCACGGCGGTGGTGTACTTGCGGAGTTGCCCGAACAGTCCAAGGGCCGGGAGGATTTCCGACACGCCGCGCACCTGGCCGGGGCGAGTCTGGCGGAAGTAGTGCAGGACGAACTTGGCGGGGGTCCATTCACCGGCGACGCCGATCCCGGACCTGTAATCGCCGGGATGGTTTTTCAGCACGCGGTACGCCGTCGGCGTTTCTCCGTCGAACCGGATGCCGTCAATCTCGTTCACCTTGTCGCGGCTTCCGATCCAGCCCTCGACCATGTCGCACTCGATGGGGCGCACGTCCAGCTTGATTTCGTTGCGGAGCTTGCGGTTCGTGATCAGCAGCGCGAACGCCTCGCCGTCAACGCACTTCGCACGGCGCATGGTGCGGATTTTCGAGAACAACCGGATTTCTCGCGCCCAAGCGTGAAAGTCCCTTTCGACTTGGTCGGCCAACTCCGCGTTGCCGAGGCTCAACTGGATGTAGGGGCCAACGACGTCGTTTGCCAGCGTGTCCACCACGCCGGCCGCGTAGCAGTTGTTCGCCACTTCGTACCGCGCCCGGTTCCGGATCGTGCGGCGAACTTCCGGGCTGTTGGCGGCCGCCGCCGACAGGGCGTCGACGTACTGCCACATCTTCGCGTTTTCGTCGGTGGTCCTCGCGTTGTCGTATGAAGCATGGATCGAACGGGCCTGGGCAAGGCAGACAACCTTGCGGACCAGCGGGGCAGCGGAGGCCGCTGGAGGGGCGACAACGGCTTGTTTCTTCACGGCGCCCATCAGAAGTGCCCCGGGCCGCGCAGGATTCCGATACGAATGCCGAGCCCTTTGGATTTCGCAACGCCGGCGGAAGCTTCCTTCGCCGCAAGGTACTTGTCGGCCGCAATCACTTCCTGCACGGAAACCGCCGTGGTCGAGCCGCCGTCGGTCTGCACGCTTTTCGGGGACGTGGTCAGGTCTTGAAGCGTCTGTTGAACTGTTGGAGTGTCGGCCATGTCGTTGCTCGTTCTCGTCACGCGCACCTATAGACCCGAGTCCCGTGGAGGAGCAAGGCCGATTTTCACCACGGTCCCATCTGATTCCACAGGTAAACCTTTAGCCGGTCAGTTTCTCAAACGTCGAAAAACGGCGGCCGCAGTTCAGGCACTCGCGGCGCCGCACCTTTGCCCCCGGGCCGTAGTCGCGAACGTACACCACGCGATGCCGCTTGCACCCACACCCCGGACAAGCGATGCCCGTTGCGGCCTTGGTCGGCTCCCCGTCGCCGTTCATCCAGTCAGCCGGCCAGCGTTTCCTGTTCCCGTGGTCCATGTCATCTCCTTTGCAGGTCGGCCTGCTTGTAGGTTTTCCGCCGACGAGACGCCGTCTTTTCTTCCCCGATGCCCTCATAAGCGGCCATGGCGCACGCATACACGGCGGCGTCTGGCCGATCGTTCGGCACGCCTGGAATCCGGGTCCAGCTGTAATACTCGCCCTTGTCGGTGACGACCTTTTCGATCAGCCGCTCCGCGCATACCTGAATGGCGAAGTCCCGGTTCTCTCCATCGTCGGGGTCGTACAAAGACAAGGCGCCGGCCTCGGTCGGTTCGGCCAGAAACCCCCGTTGCATGTTTTCCCGCCACATGTCGGAGTGCAAGACGAACACGTGCCCAACCCTCGGGAACTGCGACACATGCCAGCCGATGCCCTGCCGCAAGTCGTGGCGGCTGGGCCGGTAGGTCTTCGACCCAAACGCCTTCAAGGGCAGGTGCTTGATCGGGCTGGTCAGGTTTCGCAAGGCGGCGGCGATGGCGTCTTGCCATTTGCCGTTCGATGCGTCCCAACCACACGACGCTATACGAACCGACGACCCGCCGCAGTTCACCCGCAACCCGGAAAACACTTCCGCCTCCAACCGCGAGATGCCGGCTCTGATCAAGGCGCACGCCTTGGCGTCCGTCGAGCCTTTCGGAATCAGCCCGCCGACTCGCGGCCATATTCCGTGCGCGACGATGCGCCTTGCCTGCGTGACTGGGTCGGATGCCAGCACGACCCAGTTGAACCCCACGTAGTTGATGTCCACCCCAGCCGTCACCACGCTCCCCGCCGGGGCGTGCAGGCGTGCGAATCCGGACTTGCGCCTCAGGATAAGCTCCGGCCTCAGTTCGTACGTCGTGGCCGTAAGCTGCACCGGGTCCTGCTGCAACTCGGCCATGAACGCTGGATGCCCCATCGTGTAATAGGCGACCATCGTCCCGTAGAAGGCGTCCGGCTGGCCCTTCCCTCTCTCGAACCCTTGGAGGTTGGAGACCTCCATGCCTTGCACCATGTCCGCCTTGTGCGCCCTGTAGTAGGCCAGCGCCCCTCCGTGCCTCGCTTTCGTTTCGACGAGCCTGATGCGATTCCACTCCTCCCAATGCCGCCGGGTAGCGGAGGTCGGGTCTTGGAAGTTTTCGGGCCACTTCACGACGCGGGGGACCTTCACGCAATGCCACGTCTCCGTGTGCATGTAGTGGTCCATGACGTCATCCGGGGCGATGCAGTTCCCGGACATCAGCATCGGAAGCATCTTGCCGGCCTCGCCCAAGCCGGCTATGTCGCCGTCGATCACCATTATCGTCTGCGACACCTGGACGGGGCTCTGCGCCACGCCGCGACTTTGCGGGTCGTCAATCAGGACGAGGGTCGGACGGAGGATCGTACCGTCAGGACATGGATGGTTCAGCCCGCGCGGGTTGCCGTTGATGGTCTCGCACCCTATGGCTCCCTTGTTGTCGGGCAGGATGATCATGCTCTCGCTGAGGTTGAGCAGGGCTCCCGTCGGCTTCTGCGAGTGCTCCCACAACGTCCCCGCGATCCGGCCGCCGGCTCCCTTCGCCCATGAGAACGGCAGGCAGAACTCGGGATAGTCGGCAATGATCCTCTCGTTGAAGGCCAGCGCGTTGCGCCAGAACCTCAAGGCTCGCGCCACGGCCGGGGCACTCCACATGATGCACACCGGGAAACGCTCCTTGCCGGTGAGGGCGAACATCAGGATCAAACCCCATAGCAGGGTTGACTTGCCGATGCCGCGTTCCGCAGCCACAAGGAACCGGCTCCGCCTCTCTTGAGCGTTCACGGCGCCGGCTATGATCTCGTCGTGGGCCCTCGAAAACGGGCGGGTGAACGTGTTGCGCAAGTAGTATCGCAACCACCGGCGCGGCGACTTTTCCAGCGAAGCTCGCCGGGACGGGCTTTCGCACTCCCGAAGGGCGATCATCTTGTGCCGCAGCCGATGCTCGGCTACGCGCTCGTTCGTCGTCTTTGGGCCGGCGTCTTTTTTCGCCTTCGCCCTGAGCTTTGCCACGGCCCGCGTACGCCGGTACTCGTACACCTCCTGCGGGGTCAACGGGCGGCCGATCAAGGTGGCGACTTCGACCATCGTCATTCTGGCCAGCGCCAAGGTCTGGACGCGCTTGAGGTAGAGTTCGGCGTCTGGAGTCTGCGATTGTCCAGTAATGCCGTTGGAGTTCTCGCCTTCTGGATGTCCAGTTGATGTCACGTCGCGCTTTTCGTTTCACTTTATTTTTTTAACGTATCGCCAGTCGCGCATCGTGCGTTGCTGTTCTTGGGTAGTACCTTTTCGGCTCCTATACGGCTCTTGGGGGCGTTAGAAATCCACGGGGCATATCGCGAGTCGTCTTTGTGCTCACAGGGGCTTATAGAGCCTTTACGCGCCTCCCGTTGGCGTTTTTCCCAAGTCCGGACCAATCGGCCATTGATCGTTCGCCGCTTCGTCCAGCGTGCGCTTGATGCCGCATGCTGTTCAGCCACGGGCTGGCGTCCAGCTTGCCCTGCGTCCATCCTGTAATGGCGGTCTCCCCCCGTCGCCTCATCCGATCGATCAAGCGAGCATGGGATAGGCGACGCTCGCCTTATGGATGGGACGGCAGGGGACGACGTACATCCGCCCGTCTGTTCTGGCATTTTCGCCTTGCCGCTCTCACATGGGACTGGACTGGACATGGGAGGGGCACGTATGGCCAACGGGCAGATTGAACTCCCAGACGCGGCTGGAAAAGTAATACGCCCCGCCCTTGGTGAACCGGACCGGCATGGCCGTCAAGTTCCAGGCTGTTCGCGGCCGGGATCGGACTTCGGCGGGACGGCTTTCAAGTCTGGGGGAGGGTCGGCGTTCAACGGGGAACGGACGGCTTGCAGCCGCTTGTCCTTGTCCTGGCATTGATCAAAGGGGCAACGCTTCGGGGTCAGGCATTCGACGAACGGGCACAGCGAGCGTTTCACTTGACGAGTCCTTTCTGCGACAGCGACATGAACACGTCGCGCCACTTCCCGGAGTTGTACGGGTCCGGCGGCAGGATGTTCCGCGTTGGCACGGTGTCCCACGTGTGCTCTTTGAACAGGGCGCGGGTGTCCATCAGCGACTCCAAGGCCAGCGTCCGCTCCCGGTCCGTAAGCCCCCAGAACTTTGCCGATAGGGCGATTTTGGCGATGGCGTTGGAGTGTGTATGATCGCCCCGCCAGATGATGGTTTGCAGGATGTGCGTGCTCAACCGTTCCAGGTACTGGCTGCACACGACCACGATGCCGCCCCTGTCGTCCCGGCAGTAGGGGTTGTGAATGGATTGGTTGCCGGGGTTGATCCACGACTGACGGCGCAGGAACTTCACGAACTCAGGGAGCACCCCGCGATAGTCCTGCTTCCAGATGGCGGCCGGCGTCTGCGGCATGGCGTAGAAGCCGAGCAACGACAACTCGAACACGCACGGCTTGCCTGACGGGGACTGATAGACGCTGGCTTCCGGCGCGTTCAAGTCCTCGAGCATTTCCATCCAGTCGGCCTCCGTTTCGTTTGGGTAGCCGAGGACGTTGTAGACCTTGAAGCGGCGGCGTTTTTCCGACGGCCCGAGCCGCAGGAACTCCCGGATCATCTCCCGGGAGACGTTCTTGTTGATCATGGTGCGGATTTTCTGGCTGCACCCGTCGAAGGCGACGTTGCGCATGTGGGGAGACCAGCCTTCGGGGTGGTCGAAATCCAGTTCGGCCAGCGTGTGCTCATGATCGCCACCGCCGAAAATCTCGTTGCCGGCGCCAGCGTCGCGCTGGGTCTCCCCGATGAAAGGGCGGGTCCAGGTGTAGTTGCAGAACAGGCACTTGAACCGGCACCCGACGGCGGCTTCTTGGTAGGAGTTGCGAGGCAGGACGACGCGGTGTGGATACAGGCCGGTGCTCAAGGTCGAGATGAGCTTGTAGGTCCGGTCCATTGAAAACGTCTCCGAACTCGCGATTCCTTCCCCTTCCGGGACCGCCCCGGCCTCGATGGACCGGATCACGTCCACAATCGCCTTCTCGCCGCGCCCGAGGACGAACACGTCGAAAAACGGAAGCATGGGGCGAGGATTCAGCACGGCCGCCCCGCCTACGACGATTTTGCCCTTGAAGCCTTTCCAGCGGAGCCGTTCGGCGAGGAAGGAGTAGAAGTCCACGCCTCCGGTCATGCTGCACAGCACGACGTCGGATTCGTGCACGTCGGCAAAGCTGGAATATCCGACCTCGTACCCGGCACGGATCAAAGCATCGCGGATAAGTTCCATTCCCGGCCACCAGCGCCGGTCATAGCTTTCCTCCGAATAGGTTTGCTTGGCGTACTCTCCCTGCACGTATACCGTGATTTTCATGCTGCCTACAGATTCGCCTTGGAGATTCGCCCGATGATGAACTTGAAGCCGCACTTCGGGCAGGAGGGTTGCTTGACCTCCGTCCCGTCGCCTCCTCCGGGGTCGCTGGGCTCGAACACGCCTTCCGGTACGGAGGCTGTCATGAGCCCTTCGATTTCCTCCTGCGTGTAGCCGGTGAGGTCGGTGTCGAACGCGCCCGTGTCCACTTCGAGGAGCAGGTCCTTGATGACGTCGCGGTTCAAGGCTGCTTCTGCGGCGAGCTTGTTGTCCGCGATCATGTCCGCGATTTCGGACGCCTCGGATTCGTAGTCCTGATAATCCACGGGGACGACGGCGAACCCGGCCCGCAGGGAGGCCAAAACGCGCCCGTGCCCGCGAACGACGAGGCCGCTCCGCGTCGAGACCGTGACGGCTTGCCGCCACCCTTGCGCGAGAATCACCTTTCCGATCAGGTTGAGTTGGGCTTGCGGGTGAAGATTCGGGTTGCGGGGGTTGAGTTTAAGCTCGGTGGTCGGGACGAGCTTTTTGTAAGCGCACATGACGGCCGGTTGCTTGGCCGGGTCGGCGGGAGATGCAGAAGTGGGATCGCTCATGGCCGCCTCACGCAAAAGACACTTGGCCGACGTGCCCGATCAGGCGCCAGCCGGTGGGCCTCGGCTCGTACACCGCGCCGTCAATCTGGACCACGAACCGGCCACGACGCACAGGAAGCCAGCACAGGCGATGCGGGCGGCAGTTCCGACTGGACCGTCGCTCGTAGACCGGTCCTGCTTTCGACGGCGTCGGGAGAGCTGGCGGCTTCACGGCGACAAGGGATTCTTCATGCACGCGGTCCTTCGTTTCTTTCCGAAACTGCTTCATCGCGTGCGCCACCAGCGCCGCCAGCCAGCCGATTCTTGCCTGTCCGATCATATGGTCCTCCGTCGTTTGGCGTTTCGTTCTTTGCGTCGGCGCGCCCGCATGTACTCTCTCATGTATTCCCTGCGCCTTTCCCGGGCGCGAGCCCGCATCTCGGCTCTGGTGGCCGGGCGGGGGGCTTGCGTCTTGTAGCTGGCGACGTATTGCCGCTGGGGCTTGGAAAGGATTTTGATCTGGGCCTTCGAGTACATGGGCGCGACTATCCCACCGATGGCTTGGCGGCGTCAAGAAATTGTTTACTTGTCACGTCTGGACCGGCGACGACGAACCTTTCCGTGCCGGTCTGCGTCCGCACGACGTAGACTTCCGTCCCGTCGTGGAACACCGTGCAGTAGCAATGCTGTCGCTTGTCCGGAGGCCCGGACACCAGCCCCCGCACGGGCAAGGCGCAGGGACGACGTTTCGCGTGTTCATGCGTGTCAAGCCGTCACCGCACCGGTCGCATACCAGCATGACGCTCATGGCCCATTCCTTTCCACAGGCTCCGATTCCGCTCCGGGATCGTACCAGGTCCAGTCTTTCAGCTTGTGGTACAGCCGCGCTTCGTCGATGGCCGTGACTCGCTGATTGGCGGCGATGCTTCGCGCAACCATCACAAGCTGGATCGCCAAGTCACGACCCCGCGCACGGTCATTTTTTAAGGGGCGTCTTGATTTCGAGTTCGACGGCCCCTTCGGCCCGCGAAAACCTCGTCACCGTCATTTCTGGGTAGCGCATCTGGCCCAGACTTTTGCACTTCGGCCTATTTGGTTTTTTCATCGTCGTCCTCCTTGCACTTCGCGCACAGCCCGTTGTTGTCCAAGGACTCCACGCGATGCCCGCACCGAACGCAACACGGCTTGAGCCGCCATTCGTCGGTGAAGTTTTCGGGGTGGCACGTGATGCAGTCGTCGCCGCCGCACAAGCCTCCCCGTTCCCTAGCCCTGCACGAATACGGCTTTGTTCTTGGCCACGGCATGTCAGTTCCCCAATGCGGCGGTCATGCAAAGCATGGCCGTCAGGAACCCGGCGCCAAAGCTTCCGATCATCAAGCACACCCTGGCGAACAAGTCGTCTTCGTTGCGCCGCCGCGCCAGCCCGGATCGTCCGTCGGTTCTGATTTCGTCGTTCATGTCTCGCTCCTTTTCCGGTTATCCATTGAACTCATCGTTGCCCTTGACTGCTTCCTTGGCCTCCGCGACCAGCGCCCGGTACGCCGTTGTCGGATCGTCGTTGACGTATCCGAGCACTCGGTGCAGGACTTCCCGCGCGTCGTCCGGATCGATGTCGCTTACCCGGTAGTAGGTCAGTTCGTTTTGGCAGATTCTCGCTTTCATGGAAGCGAACACCGCGCTCTGCACGGCTCCTCGCCCGGCGTCGCCCCGTTCCGCCCCGTACTTCTCGACGAGCCTGAGCAGTTCCAAGGGCGGCTGGTACTTATTGGCGAGCGTTCCCTTCCTCACGGCCTCCGCCGTTTTCCCGATCATGTACGCGAACCGCCGCCGGATCAGCATCTCCGGTCCGGCCCCCCGGGGTTTATTTGGCTCGCTTCTTTCCTGCTTGGCGATTGGTTTCAGGTGAACGACCTTTCCGGCCATCGCGTCCGGAGCGATCACGATGTACGCTTCTCCGTCCGGGTCTCCCTTCTTCGTCTTGAGCAAGGACGAGGCCCGCACGACCTCCTTGCCCTGCGCCCATTCCGCCACGACGGGGTCCGTGATCATGTCCATCGTGCACAGCTTTCCCTTGGGGTTCTTTTCGATGGCCGCGTTGATTTTGCGCACGAACGCCTCCTTGCGCTTGACGGCATAGCAAGCCGGGTCGCCGCACTTGTCCTGCTTGGAAAACAGGCCCTTGAACAAGTCCTTGTCCGAGGACGTGCGGAACTGGCAATCCGAGCAGGCTCCACGCTCGGGGTTGAGCGAGGCGTCGGCCTGATCGAACGGGCAGGCATCGCCCAGCGGAGTCGTGAACCGTTGGAACTCGCTGAGGAGGATGTCCGGGTCGTTGATGGTTTCCGGGGCGCAGTCGATGTGGTGCATGAAGGCCAACTGCTGGTCCGCCCCGAGCGTCGCGATGGCCGCAAGGCTTCGGCGCGGGGCGTCCGGGGCGAACTTCATCACCCACGCCCGAACCTTCGGCTCGATGGCGGCGATGGCCCGGCACTCCGCGATGTAGCCCGTTGACTTCCCGATGCGGGCGGCGACGTCGCGCACCTTGGCGCTCTTGAGCAGGTAGCAGATGGCCACCGACTCCTCGAAGGCCGTCACACTTTGCCGGTGGATGTTCTCGATCAGGGTCGCTTCATGGGCCGCATCGTCCCCCATCTCCTTGATCATCGCCGGAACGGCGGCGAGGCCGCACGCGATGGCCGCACTCAACCGGCGCGATCCGCACACTACCTGGTACATGGTGCTCGCTCGCTCTGTGTCGCGCACCGGGCGCAGCAAGAGCGGTTGCAGCACGCCGCGCTCCTTGACGGAGGCGATCAGTTCCTTGTCCGCCTTGCGCCCTCCGTTCCAGGTGCAGGGCAGGATGTTCGTCACGGCCACGAACATCGTCGCGGCCTGCTTGTCGTCGTTTTCCTTCGTGGCGGGTTCCGTTGCCGCCGGCTTCTTGAGTCTGCTCATTTTCGTCCTTTCGTCTGTTTTCGCTTAAATCGCGGGGTCGCCCCCGGAAAATCTGGCTCTATAATCGCGTATAAGCCCTCGTCGCGCATGGACCCGATTGTGGATATTGCCAGAACCGGGCCATGCGTTATACGAGCCCCTGTCCGTCCTACACGGCCAAAAGGTGCACCAGCGCGGCTTCTTTCAACTTGGCGCGTTGCCCGTCGAGCGAATCCATCCAGCGGTCCGTGTCGTTGCGCGTGCGGCTGTGGTGGTCAACCCAATCCGTAAAGGCGGTGAGGAGGGCGTACCGGCTCCGCCGAATGCGCTTGTCCATGTGCTGGCCGCCTTCGTAGATGGCGAGCATGGTTTCCCGGGAAGCGTTGGCGATGGATACGGAGCGCGGCGTGCACGGCTCTTCCGGGAGCGGCATGAAGATTTCCACGAAGGTCCTGACGTCGGCCGGGGTCGCGTCTCGCAGGGTCAAGGCGTTGAGCTTCTTGGTTTCGCTTTCCAGCCGCATGTGCAGTTCCGCTAGCGTCGTCAGGTTGGCGTTGATCTTCGCTTCTGCGTGGCCGGCGTGCCTCAACCGCATGAACATCTTGGAGGCGATGGCCGACCCTTCCGCGAAGCCGAGCGTGTTGGAGCACACGATCCGCACCCGGGAGCAGAACATCCGGTGGCTCGTTTTCCCGAACGTCTGGTAGTAGCAGAGGCGCAGTTCGTTCGGGGACGGGTCGCCACGTACGGCGTATTCGGCTGCCTTCATCTGAATCCACCACGTCCGCCCGTTTTCCAACGTCCCGGTTCCGCAGACGTCCAGCGGCATGTCGGCCAGCAGGAACTCCGTCATGCTGTCGTAGATTCTGGCGTGCGGGGTCGCCTTGTAGTAGCGGGAAACCGCCGGCGCCAGCACCACGGTCCCGTCCGACGTCGGCCGGACCACCGCATTGTAGCCGGATTCCACCAACTGCTCGCTCGCTGCCCAGGCGGGCAGGGACCGCACGTAAGTCGGGACTACCTCGATGGGGAACCCGACCACCTTGCGGACTTCCTCCGACGTGACCGGGCGCGCCCCGGTGAGTTGGTACTGCGGGAGCCCGTGCCATGTCGAGTCGCCCATGAGGAATCCAAGGTCATGCTTGCCTATCTTGTGTGCCATTTCGTTTCTCCTGTGTCGGTTTAGTTAAAACAGCCCCATGGTGCAGTCCTTGTCGTCGTTCGGGTTTTCTTCCGTGACTCACCATGAAAACAAATCGTCGGAGGTCTTGAACTGCGCCAAGAAGTACGGCTTGCCGTCCTTGCGCTTGGCGTCCTTCATTCGCAACGTTCTCCTGATTAAGAGTTCCAACAACGCCGTGCAGCCCTACCCGCGCTAAGGCGCGGGAGGCTGACGGCTCGGGTTCTGTGTATCTGGATGCTCGCCCTTCTCATAGTAGTCCGCCAACATTACATGGCCCATTCCTTGGCAAGTCGGGCATTTCCTAAAAACTGGGATATGCTGGGCGTTATTGCTGTCTCCGTACTTCCCCTGTCCACAGCACATCGCGCCTCCTCCGCCGCAATCCGGGCACGTCTGTTTTTGCCATTCCGTCACTTTTCCAAACGCCCTATAAGCTGGATTGTTAAAAACGATTACGCCCCCGTCGCCTTCCCAATCTTCCGGCATACAGCACAGCCTAGTTTCCATGTTTTGCCTCCGAATTAGGACACAGAACAACGCCATCCAAGGTACGCCGCACAAGGTGCGTCGTCCCTTGATGGCTGGGGTTGGGCCTTACGATCAGCAAGACGCATGGGTGCCACGATGACTTCGGTGCAGGGTTTGGCTCGCCATCTTCTAGCGCAAGCCATCGCGGTTTTCCTACATACCGCACCTCTGCGCCGAAATCCTCGGCCATGCTGATTGCTCGCACATTGTAGATCGGTAAAATTATGACCGTCATATTCCCGTTTTCGCGCTCGGCAACCGCCTTCCGAAGCCACGCAACGGGGCCAATCTTTCGCTTTCCTGGAACCTTTGCCTCCCCGGTGAACGGAGGATTGCACCAATTCCGCCTTCCCCACGGAACCGTCAGCCCGTCGAAACCGTCAGGCCTCGGATGCGGACACGGATCGAAGTCAAAATTAAACTCCGCATTCAGCGCGGCCATCATTTCTGGCGGCGTCACCCAATATCGTTTTGCTTCCATTATTTTCCTTTCGATTCAGAGGCCCAACAACCGGGTGCAACGCTACCGCCGCCAAGGCGCGGCGGAGGTTGACCCGTGGGGTTCGGTGAAAGGAGGAGCGCCGCGCCGCGCCGACGTGGCCCTACGCGGGAAGGTTTCCACCACCGAAGTAGCAGGTTATCCGTCATGTTCAACGTCTCCATCGCGTCGTTCCTCCAAAAACATCACCGTTTCGGCGCATCCGTGGAGCGCCTGCACCATTTCTCGCAAGGTCAATTCGCTTTCGTGCGCGTACCGCCACACGACGGCCATAATCTCTTTGCCAAACTGATCTTTATCCAAATCGGCCATAGGATCACCGAACAACGCCCGTGCAGGGTACGCTCGCGGACTCGCGCCCCCTGACGGCGGGGTTGGGCTGAACGACATCCGTGACTTCTACGCGGACGCTCACAATCGGGATGGCCTTCCGCACCGCGACGACCTCGCAAATGAACATGGCGGAACACCAGTCCTCGTTGCGCCCCTCGTTTGCTCCGTCCAGATTGAAGCTGTCGCGCCCCTCTTCGCGGATATAATTCTCCGCCTGCTGTATGGTATCGAAGGTTCCCTCGATGTCTCCTGTGACTTCCTTGAGCGGATCGTCAACCTTCGGCGACGAAACCACCAGGAACCGCCCAACAACCGGTTTGACCACTACGGCCAACGGCTTGCGCTTCGCGTTCGTCTTTCCTCGCTTCATTCGTTTTCTCCTTTGCCGGTTGGCCGAGGGTCAACCGTGGGGTTCGACGGAAAGCGGCTAGATGTGAAGTCAATCAACAACCCAAGACGCTCATACCATTTTGCCGTGTCAATCGAGTCCTTGCATGGCCCCCATGTCTCAAGCATGTATATATTGGCCTCTGCGATTATTTCCTCGCGTGAAAATGCTCGTCGTATTGGTTCTGTCGAACAAGCGGTTGGAGAGGTACGCCGCTTAACGGTGAGCTTCGATTTCGGTTTCTTGGTTGGCATGGCAATCATCCTTTCTTGGGTTCTACAGTTGGCTCGCGGCGTCCCTCAACCGCAGGGTTCGACCTATCCAATTGCAAAGTCATCGTTGTTCACCTTGATCCAGTTTGGCTTAAAATCCGCTTCACCATCACGCGCTCTCCTGCGTGAATTTCCGTCACATAGCAATCCGCGTACAAGCACACGAACAGCCATCGGCCAAGCTTGCTTTTCGGCGGAAGAGAATAGGCGCGAAAGACTGAAGTGAATCCTTCAATCTCAACCAAATCCCATGCGACAACCTTGGAATTAAGAGAACGAACAACCGGTTCGACCACTACGGCCAACGGCTTGCGCTTCGCTTTCGTGCTTCCTCGCTTCATTGGGGTACTCCTTTGCCGGTTGGCCGAGGGTCAACCGTCGGGATCAATTCGATCCGAATCGACCCGCCTCGTTGCATGTAGCTGGCCTTTTCGACGGTGGCGAAGCAACGGTCGAACGGCATCCCGTTTCCAACCGTTCCTCCGGCCACCACGATTTCGGTGGGCCACGGCTCGCCCGGGAGCAATCGGATGTCGGATGCTTCCAGCACTCCGTAGAACCCGCCCATCCCGTCGGGCTCGAGGCGTGCGTCGAAGTCGTGGGCGTGTATTTCGTGCCTTTTTTTCATGGCGCCTCAGATTTGCTCGTGGCGAAACCGCACGAACACCGGGAACCGGTAGGCTCCCTGCTTCGTGCGCTCGGTGAAGCGGAACGTGATCACGTCGCCCAACCGCGCCCCGCGCCGTTGGCGTTCGTCCATCCCCGATCCGACCCGCACCACCTGGCCTCCGACGTCCAGCAGGACCGCCCCGGGCATCCCCGCGAACTTGCCCTTGCCGGGGACGAATCCTATTACGGTTCCTTCCGCATCGTAGAACATCTTGACCTTCTGCAAGGCCCGGGTGCGGCGGTGCTCGTAAGGCGTGGCCGGGTTGCGGAGCATCACGCCTTCGCCTCCCTTGAGCAACACGGCGTTCAGGAACTCCCGGACGTCGCCCGGGGAGTTCACGGGAATCTGGGGCACGATCTCGATGAAGGGCGGCAGCCGTCCGGCGTCTCGCAGGGCGATCAACGGGGCCATGCGTGCCGCGTGGGGGCCGTCTGCGATCACGTCGAACACCATGAACCGGATTTCCTTCCAGCGCCCGTTCGTTTCGTTCGGTCCGCGCACGATGCTCATGGTGTCCTCGAAGCGTCGCGGGGCGATGAAGAGTTCGCCGTCGATGCGCATCCCGCCAACGGCTGCCCGGATTCCGTCAACCCATTCCTTCGGCGCCCTGATGTCGGTGTTCGCCCGGGTGGTCAGCTTGAGGCCGTTCCAAACGGCCCGCACTCCGTCCAGCTTCTCGCTCATGGTCCACCCTACGTGCGGCTGGCCGTCCCATTCGTGGGCGAGCATCGGGGGGAGGAAAGTTCCTGTTTCGGTCATCGCGTGTTCTCCTGTGCGTGTTTCACTTTGTCTGGTGTTGGTTTTTTCGGTGGGTTCCATCTTCGGTCTTTCGCTTTCGTTTTCTTTTTCTACTGCGGACACTACGCTCACCGCCGCAGCGTGTAAACATATATTTTCATGTTTCAGCGTGATTTATGCACGCCGGTAAACGCCTGACGCTCCAGACCCAAGCGTCACGGTCTTTCCGCCGTCGAGCGTCAGGTAGTACCACCCTCCCGAACACCGGACCTTCAACCCCCTGAACGTGTCCGTCTTGCTCCCTGCCGTCGCCGTGACTTCCAGCGTCCCGGGCCATGCCCGGCTGACGTCGTGAAACTTGGCGATGCTTATGCGTTCTCCGTCGGCCGGTTCAGGCACTTGTCGCACGATGGTTTTCGTCCCGACCCGGTTGTCGTGGAACGTCCCGGCGGTCAACTTGGCGATCGCCCGCTCCTTCCAAGCGTCGTCCGCCAAGCCCCTACGTATGGCGTCGATTTGCTTCTGCAAGTTCACATCATGCCTCCAAGTCGATGATAACGCGATGCCCAGCGTCGTCCATGTAGACGGCGAACCGGTCCGACCTCGACTTGATCTGGTCGAGCCGCATGCGCCCATCGACGTCCTCCGCCGTGACGAACACGGTATGCGGAGGGCAGCCGTCTACAACCGGGACCGCCGATCCGGCGACCCGCACGGTGTCCGGCATCGGGCCTGGAACGTCCAGCAACATGCTGAAGTCGGCGCGCAACACGATTCTTGGGTCTTCCATTTTCTGCCTGCCTTTCGCTCTATTTCAGCTTTGGGGCTCTTTGTCGCCGTCCCCCAACTTCTCGATGGGAGTCCCGGCGAGCCCGGTTATAGCTTGAAGTACGGACTGCCAGCGGGGATACCCTCGCCGGAACGTGTCCTCCGCCAACAGCGCGGAGCCCTGCTCCTCCAACTCGTCCATCTCCGGAACTTCGTCGGGCAACACGTCCGCGAGCTTGTCCAGCACGATCCCGAGCCGCTTGTGTTCGTCTTCCGCCTGCCACCGCACGAATTCGATCACTTTGTTTTTCTTCATCACCAGTTCTCCTCCTCTTGCATGTCCCGCTTCCTGCGCGGCACCGTGCCGCCGCATTCCGGACACCAAATCGATCCTCCGAGCACCACCATCTGCGTCCCGCAGAAGTCACAATGCACGTCTGCCGCCCGGTACAAGCTTCCATACCCGCATCCGCTGGTGCGTATAGCCCGGGAAGATGATTGCGATTCCCGCCTCTTGGAACTTTTCCCTGAGGGCTTCGCGGTTCACGGTGCTCATTTCGATCTCTACTCCAAAGGTCCGTTCGGTGATCTTCATCGGTCGCTCCTTACGCCAACTTGGTGATCATCTCGGTTTGCCCGGTAGCCCAATTCAGTCTCTTTTGGATTCTCTGCCGTTGCACTTTGCGTTTCCAAACCCGGTCCCATAACGGGCGCTCTGCGGTCGAATGTAGCACCCGGTCTCCTTCGGGCACTTCCCGGGCGATTTTGTCCAGCGTGTTCGGGCCGGTCCCGCGTTGCCGTGCGATTTCCTTGCCGTCCCGGATCAGTATGTAGCAGGCCACTCCTTTTCCGAAAACGGTCCGCTTGTATTTCGGGCCTTCGGCGGTGGTGGTGATTTTTTTCTGTGCGGGTTGCTTAACGGGTTCGGGTTTCGGGATCGTGATCGTTAGTTCTGAAAAACTCTTAAAAACCCTTTGTTTACTGGTGTTTTCTTGTGCTTTCATTTTTTCTCTTGTGCCCTTTAATTTCTTCTTACGGTCCAAATATATTACGGCACGCTCTCCGTGTAAACATTTTTTTGCCTTTCAGGAAATTATTTACCCTGGCCTCGTGGCGAACTCGTACACGTTGAACGACTCCAACAGCCTCCGTTCAACCGGAGCCTGCAAGTCTGGAGGCAGGGCCTCGCGTATGGAACGCCCCACGGCGTTCATCGTCAGGATCGTCGGGCGCCTCCACGCCATGCGGGCCTCGAGCATGGAGTAGATGGCATCGGCCAGCGCAGGGGTCATTCTCGCCTTGAACACGTCGTCGATGAACAACAGCCCGACCTCCTCGATTCGGCGATGCCATGCTTCCGCCCCGCCGTCCGCGTAGCTCTCCCCCATTTGCCGAGCATATTCCACGCCGTTCATGGCGAGCACGTGAAAGTCCCTTGCAACCATCCAGCGCCTCACCAGCATCCACGCCGTGCGCGTCTTTCCCGTGCCGGCTGGCCCGGTGAACAAAAAACCCTTCCCGTCGTCCGGGAAGGGGGCGGCAAGGACTTCGTCGGCTGGCGGAGCAAGCCTGAGCGGGTCCGTCTCCCGGTATATCGTAGGACACATCCTCTCGAACATGGCCAGCCTTGCTTCGCGCCACCGCTGCCGGGCTGCCTGTATCTCGACCTTCTCGTCTGGGGCTTGGCGCTGGACCGCAAGCGGTCGCTTCAGTTCAGCGTGCCGCATTCCGGCCATCAGGTCTCCGATCCTCTTCATGTCCTCTGCCTTTCCCGGGCGGCCCTGAGCAAGGGGTCCGTTCCGTCGCCGTAGTCTGCGGCGCCAACCCGCCGCTGGTCTCCCGCGCCTTGGGGTGGCGGGCGATTCGAGTTGAGCTTCCATCCGGCCATCTTGTGGCGCCATGTCCGGGCACATGGAACGTTGGCCCTGTCTTTCCATCCGGCTCCGGTGTAGAACTCATGGAAGCGGATCGCCTCCGGTTCCGGAAGCCCGATCACCAGCGCGTGGGCCTTCACTTCGGCCAGCGTAGGCGGAATCCCCATATATGGATTTTGGCTGTTATTGTCTTGTTCTGTTATGTATTGGTTATAGTCTGCTATAACATTGTTATTCCGTCGCTTTTCGTTGCGCGGCTTTTTCTTGGCCCACCGCTTTGCCATGCCTTGCTGTCCTGCGCGGCTTTTCGCGTCCACGTAAGCCTGCCGTTCCGCGAGCATTTCGTCGGCCAACGGCAAGACCCCGTGCTCTCCTTGGATCAGGCAACGCAACAGGGTCTTGAACATCCGCCCGGCCTCGGCGTCCGCGAGGTCCATGATCGAGACCATGGCCCGGGCCGGGTCCAGTTGAAACCAGCGCCCTCTCATGGGCACCTCAATAAACGGCGGCCAGCGGTTCGTCGGGGAAAAACACGACCTCGCGGGCGCGCTTAATAACCCGCGCCCGAGGTTCTTGCGTGTTCCTGTCCATCCATTGCTTCCTGACTTCCGTCCCGGAGAACTCCACAAGGCTCCCCACCCTCAAGTTCGCAACGCACCGCTTGGCGTCCTCCTCGAAAACCTCCCAATCCTGAATCAGAAGGTCGCCTGTCGGCTTGGCGATCTGGAGGTTCACCGTGGTCACTGCCTTGCCATCGGGCAGGGCTCGCAGTTCGGGTTCCCGAGCCACGATTCCGCGCGCCGTCACTTTCACGAACGTTTTTGACATCTTCTCCTCGCTATTTCAAAACGACCTGCGCCTGTATTTCGTACCGCGTCAACATGATGCGCCCTTCTACGTCCTGCACGCCGTGCTTGACGATGGAAAGCTCAAGGGTGGCTGAGTCTCCAACGGCCTCCTCGAACTCCCTTTGTATTGCCTCCGTAGCCGCTCTAAAATCGCGCAGGGCGCGTTCTCTTGCTTGGACGAGCGTCGATACGGGAATTGTCTGATCTCCTGCCATACGGCCTCCCATAGCCCCGGGAGGGGGCTTACGGCCCCCTCCCGGTAGCCGCTAGAACGGAATGTCCTCGTCGTCGCCGGCTGGCGGCAACGGGCGGGAAGCCGGAAGGGGTTGCCCCATGGGGGGTTCCCGCCTAGAAGGCTCCTCGCATTGTCCCGTTTCGGCCGGGAAGTAGTCCTTCACCGCGTTTTTTGAAGGGAAGGACCCCTCCGCCGGCTTCACGATCACGTGGCACCGGCCCGAGCGCCCCTTGATGGCCGCCGGCGCCAGTTCGCCGCGTTCGTAGGCCATCATGAGCCGCACCGCCGCGCAGAACCGGCGCAGTTTCCACGCCACCGATTCCACGAGGTAGTCCTTGACGGTATGCATCTCCCCTTGGTAGTCGTACACGCCAAGGGTCACGACGATCATGTCATTGCCCTTCTGGCTCCGTCTCTCCTCGGCATCGAGCACCTTGAAGTCTGCCTCGCCTTCGGGGAGCAACCCGGCGGCCGCCGCTTCTTCTTCGCTCAACGGTTTGAATCTCATGGCCGCCTCCTCACTCCACCTTCTTCTTGAGATAGTCGATGTACTTCGCGGCCTGTTCGCCGGTCAGTTCCGACCACTCCTCGGCACCGGCCCGGGAGAGGGCTTTGTCGATTTCGTTCTGCGGCAGGTTGATGATCCCGAGGAGCCGCTGTATTTCGGCCACCTGTTCCGGAGAGGCCAGCACGATCGGGACCATGTCGGCTTCGATGTAGTCCTTGCCGTAGCGGACGGCGAACTCCTCGAAAACGCACGGGAAGGCTTCCTGCTCCGGGAACCCTTGAAGGCGGGACTTGCGCACGAGGGCAACCCGCGATTCGCCTCGCCTCTGGATTTGGATCGTTAGGTCCAACTCGTAGATCAGCTTGTCCCAGACGTCCTCCTTGGACCCGATCTCGGACCGCTGGCCGTTGACCAAGCCCCACTCCGCCGTTTCGTGGGCCTCGAACACGACGTTCATGTCTAGGCGCGTGATCCATTGCACCAGCCGCCGCATGAACGCGATGGCCGGTTTCTTGCTCGCCCCGAACACGTCCTGCGACCCGAGCCGTTCGGCTTCCTTCGCGATGGCCGTCTGGTACAGCTTGGTGATGGACCCGACCACCAGCGTCTTGTAGCCGTGCTTCTCCGTTGCCAGCGCCTGAATCTGCGCAAGCACTTCCTCGAAGTTGAGGGCTCCGTCCTCCGGCCCGAAATAGGCCCCGCCCACTTCCGCAAGCTTGGCTTGGTAATGCTTGAGCCGGGCCCCGCCTTCGCTGTCGATGTAGTACGGATTGGGGAAGTCGATGGAAAACCATGTCTTGCCCACGCCCGCCTTGCCGAACACCAGCATCTTGAGTTTCCCGGGCTTGACGTCCTTCGGCGCCTTCGCTTTCAACTTCGATCCTTCTGCTTTTTTCGTCATGTCTTGTCTCCTGTTTGTTTCTCTATCCCGGCACGCGCCGGAAATTCTCTGCCATGGCCCGCAACGCGAGCGCGCCCTTCGATGCCAAATCGGACCCGCTCTCCACGGCGTTGAGGGCGGCTTTGAACGAGGCGTCCGCAAACGTCGGGGCAACCCCTGTTCCAGCGTTCACCCCGTCCGAGGCGTACAAAAACACCCGGATCAGTTCCGTGTCGCGCTCCACCGTCGCAGACCCGACCAGTCCTTCGACCAGCCTGTGCCGCACTTCCACCCTCGCCGCTTCGCTAGTCGGCGTAGCGGCCCACCCGGCCGCCGCGATCTCGGCCATCACCGCTTCGTTCATGTTCTCTCCTTCACCAGCACTTGCCCGTTTTCGACGATTACGTCGGCCACCCTCGGAGTCCAGCGCACGGCATCCTTGCCCCGGCATACCTTCACCTTGCGCCACCCCCACAGTTCAATCGGCGCGTGCCGGGCCCAAGCCTCAACCGCTTCGTTCGCCTCCTCCGTCAGCTTGCGCACGTGTTCGGAGAACGACTGGCCGCAGGACTGAATGGCCACGATCCCGTCGGCTGGGTCGATGGCTATGATGTCGATGAACCCGAACGCATCTTGCCGGATGCCGTGCGGCCCGATGTGGGCGTTGTATTTTTCCACTATCGCGCACAACCGGCCTTGCGCTCTCATTGCCGCCAGCGTTCTTTGTGTTGGTGTCAGGCTACCCATTGTCGTCTCCTTTCGCTTCGTCCATGCCGCCCTCCGGGACTTTCAACTCAACAGGCGTTTTCGGCTTCAAGTGGATGATCAGGTACGGAGCCCCGTTCTCCGTTTTTTTCTCTATGCTGACCTTCAACCCCGATCCGGCAAACTTGAACACGTCGTCCCCGCCTTGCGTCTGAATCAAAACCGCCGCCTTCATTTCGGCTCCTGCCTTGTGCGGTTTTTTTCGTTGGTGTCTTGCGCTTTCATTTTCTTCCGTGTGCGTTTCGCTTTGTGTGGTCTTGCGTTTTTCGTGTGTCGTGTCCTTTAACGGTGCGCACCATACCCCGGCCGCCGCTCCGTGTAAACAAAAAAAATGGCCCGCGTCGGCAACGGCAGCCGACGCAGGCCTGAGGAAGTCGATTTACTCTGACGGCTTCTGGAACCCGACGCCCCAAATGGTCAGGAACCCGATGTCGCTTCCGACGTAGACGTACCTCTCGCACAGCCGCGCCTGTTCCGCCAGCGCGGGAACCTTGGCCGCCTCCTCCTTCGACCACGACCGGATGTGGTTGCCGTCCATCATCGGAACGCCGATCACGGTCGGCTGGTACGGGTCACGGCTTTTGCAGCCGGTCGAGGTTGCGGCGAGCGCGAGTAATCCGGTCAACATCGCCAGAATATAGAGCGTCCTGCAATTCCTTGAGTGCATCGTCCAGTTCCTTCCGTTTGGCGGCGGCGGCTTCGCGGGCATCCTGCCGCGCCCTGATCCACTCCTGAACGAAGTCGGGCAGGACGGACAGGAGCGCGGTCAGGATGGTCGCCCACATGGTCAGGCCCCAAGTTTCTTGATGAGGTCGTCGATGATCGGCAGGGCGAGGTTGTCGAACTCGTTGGGCGAGGCGACGATGATCTCGCGGAGCTTCTGCAACCCGGGCACGAGCAGGATGGTGATGAACTTGGGACCGAGGACTTCGATCAGGGCGGCGACGAGGGCGGTGCCGAAAAACAGGTGGCCGGCTAAGGTGTTATGCGGTACTTCTCGCCCGCCTCGGTGAACGCGCCCGGCACTTCTACAAGCTGGCCCTTGCGCCACGCGCGGCAAGTGTCGCCGGGGGTTTCGTTGGCCGTCTTTGGACTCCACGGCGTAGGGTAGCCGGTGACTCGCTTAATTGCGCGGGCGACCCCCTCTGTGCAGAAAAAGTGGGACTCCATTCCGACCTGATAGGCCAGATGGTCGCCGAATAGCTTTTTAAGCAGCAGTCGGAAGATCGCTACCTTGTCGTAAGGCGTCCCCCAGACCTCTCCCATCCACGCCGTCGCCGCCCGTTCGCCGTCGTCAGGCGTCCAGACTTTCGGGCGTAGCACGATGAGCTTGTGGCCGTGCTTCCGGCAACCCTGCTCCCACTCCCAGAACACCGTTAGCTGGCAGTCGCGCCCGAGCAAGGCATCGCCGATGCACAGGTGGCCGCGCTGGGGGACCACGATGGCGTCGTGATTCCAAAGCGTGCGCGATTCCGGCGTGGACGTCGCCCATTTGATCGCCTTGCCGATGAAGCCTCCGGAGTCGCGGCAAATGATGTCGCCTGGCCGGATGGCGTCGCGGTTTATGATGTCGTAGGCGTTATTCATTTGTTGCGGTCCTCGCAGTGCTTGTGCATGGATCGCACGGCCTCGGCCAACCCGCCAAGCGTCGAGTTTAGCTTTTCGTCGCGTTCCTTTTCTTCAAGCCTGCGTTTTTCGCGGTACTCGTCGGCCTTTTTTTCCTGCCGCTCGCTCTTGGCCCACAGCACAAGCGCGATGACGACCAGGACGCCGACGACGCCGTGCTGGTTGACAAATCCCGTAGCCGTCGACGGATCAACCGAAGCGATGGCCGCCCCGCCCAGCGCGATGCCGGACCCGAATTTGGACATCATGCACGCGCTCATTTCCACTTCACTCCAGGCGCGTTCGTGCGCTTTGTTCCGTTCAAATCCATCAGGCAAAACCGCACTTCTTCGCCGGGGACCGGACGGATGCCGCCCGTATAGCCGCCGTCGATGTTCGTGCGTTCCCGGCTGTTCCTGATTTCGCTCGACCAGTCGAATTTTCCGCCGGTCCAGACGCCGTTGCGCTTGACGAAGAAGCAGGCGTATTGGTTCACGCTTTTCGCGCCCGTGCGCGGCGTCCACTTGGCGGTCCCGGCGGATTGCCTGTAGCGAAACGCCTTTCCGTCGAAGGTCAGATTGTACAGCGTTTCCGTAACCTTGGCTCCGCGCCCGTCCGGGCCGTGCCAAACGGCTTTGGATAGGTCAACGTCGTCGCCCGTCTCCGGCGCGGCCTGCGCGGCTGCTGGTGCCCCGCAGGCCCGGATCGCCGCCGCGTCGTGCTTTTCGCGCTTGAAGGCGTAGTACCCCGCGCCGATGGCCCCTGCCGCCTTGCACTTGGCGAACCATGCCGCGATCTTGGCTGGGTCGCCTGGGCCTTCCAGCGTGCCGTCGGCGGCCAGTTGCTTGATGATCGTGCCGGTGTCGCTGATTGAGATGCCTCCGCGCTTGCCGCCGTCGGAGGTGCTGTTGGGGTGGTACGCGAAATGCGGCCATCCGTAGGCGGGCTTCGTCGGGCGCGAACCGCCGTTGTAGACGAGCTTCCAGCCCGCGAACAGCTTGCCGCACCACTTTTCAAAGCCGACTGCGGCCGAATCGTTCTTGTCGGTTTCCGCCACGGGCTGCACGTAGACGAAATCCTGCCCGCCGCAGTCCTTGACGCATTGGGCCAGTTGCTTGGCGACAGGCACGACGGACGCGAACGGGCGGCCAACGTTGCCGTATTTCGAGTAGACGATATTTTGATTGGTTATCGAAACGAACAGCGGAATTCCGGCCGTCTTGCACCAGCCGTTGAGCTTGCGGTACATTTCCAGCGTGCGCGAGAGATTCAGATGCCCATCATAGGCCGTCTCGCCGCTTCGCCAGCCGGCCATTTCAATGGTGTAACCGACGCCATGCTTGGCGCAAACGGAAATGTCTTTTTTGAGTTCGTCCTCGCCAGCCGCGCACCAGAGGTTTACGCGGCCGTAGAAGCGCAGGAAACCGTCGTCATAGACGGCCATGAGAGGCGGCGGATTCTTGTAGTCTTTGATCTTCTGCAAGACGTATGCCAGTATCGCGTCCTGCCGTTCGCGCTCGGGAATGGCTTCCCGCAAACAGGCGATGGCGACCTTGATCTTGTCCTTGAGAGTGTCGCCGGGAACAAGCGGGATGATGGCCTTGACCAGCGCGACCGTCTCGGCCTTGGAAATGCGCCCTTCCCGGCGCTCTACGATGCCCGTGGCGCGTTCGGCTCCCAAAGTCGATACAAGGGCCAGCAGAACGTTCGCGTGGCCTACGCGGGCCGCCAGCGCCTCGGCAAGGGCTATCCCCTCGGCTTTCGTCAGCTTGACGGGCGCGGCCATGCTATTCCTCGTCTGCCAACAGTTCGGCAATCGCTGCGGCTAGGGCATCGTCGGCATCTTCCAGCGACACGGCGGCCGGAGGATTCGAGCTTGGCGGGGGCGAGTCGGATGCCGTATGGAATTCCTCTTTGTAGTATCTCCAAGAGATGTCCTTCGGCTCTGCGGCCGCACCCTTGTAAAACCAATTCGTGCAAAGAGGGCCGCTCGGGACAGACTGCACGGCTGCGGTCTGCTTCTCGCCATAGCCTTCGATCTGCGCCTGGATACGTTTCAGCACGGCGGCGTACTCGGGCGCGGCAACGGCACCAGCCGTCAGCGCGGCCTTTGCGGCGCCCTTTGTGACTGGTTCCAGCTTGCCGTCGCCGATGGTGGCGCAACCGGCCCCGAACCAGCAGACGGCCATGAGTGCGGCGAAATAGGCGATTGCGGCGGATACTGTTTTCATTTTAGAACCTCCATGAGTTTTCTGCGATGACGGCGACGAGGAAAAGCACGTAAGCGGCGACGGTGACTGTTGCGAGCGTTTCCATCATTCGACTCCCAGCATGGCTTCCAGCGCGGCCACGCGCTCGGCCAGCGCCGGGACGCCGTTTCCCTTGGCTTTCGCGGCTTTGGCTTTGGCCCGCTTGGCTTCGCGCTCGGCCAGCGCGGCGGCTTTCATCGCTTCGCGCTGTTCCGGCGTCAGCGGCGATTGGCTCACTTGGATGGCGAGCGTCTGGGCGACGACGTTGGTGCCGTCGGGCACGAATTCCACCCAATGCCCCGCAGCGTTGGTCACGGCGATGCCGGTCGGGAAGGTCTGCGGCAGTTTGGCCTGCGCCTCGGCTTCGGCATCAACATCGTAATACTTTACGCCTTCGTACAGACAGTAGGTTCCGGTTTCATCCGTGATCGACTCGGCTCCGTTCAGCCGCGCAACCCGGCTTTCGTAGGCAAACGGATCGGAGTCCCGCACCCATACGTTGCGTCCGTCGCGGACCAGCAGGAAATCTACGGCAAACGACTCGATAGACAAAAGCGAAACAATCAAAATTCCGGTCGCTGTTTTCATGGTTGATCCTTCAGGTACTTGATCACGACGTCGCAGGTCCGCGCCACCTTCTTCGTAACGATGGTGATCGGAGAGTTCGTCGTCGGCAGATACAGGTTGTAGTCGTTCGTGCTTGCCATCTTCTGCTCATACCGCAAGTCGTCCACCAGAACCCGGCGTTCATACACGCGAGGCGGCAGGTTGGTGGTTCGATTCAGAAACGTCACGGCAGTTCGCGGGGAATACCCGGCCAGAAATCCTCCGGCGGACTTGTAGGTGCCGTCGTTCAGCCCGTCGATGTCGGCGCGGCTCATGCGGTTGGATACCGACGTCTGGACCGCGTAGGACAAGGTTCCAAGCTCGTTGTTCGTCAACCCCGCTTGCGCCACGAAAGTTCCGTTGGAATTCCATTTCCATGCGCCGGAGTCGTTGGACGCGACCACGCGCCACGAGCTGGAATCCGTGCTCCAGATGCTCCAGCAATTCGTTTGCCATGAGATGGAATAAAACGTTCCGGCGAAGTCGGAGTTGTCCCGAAAGTAGAGATCGTTGAAATACCGCCAATTCGTCGTCGTGGCCATCGGAATCGTGGCTACGGTATGGCCTACGCCCAGTACAGGCGCGTATGCCGACTCGACCGACTTCCAGATCGAGCCGTTATCAACCGTCGCGTAGATCGTTGTGCCGTCGGGGGCGACCGAGATTCCCTGCCAGCCTTTATTCCCGGCCACGAGATCGACCCACGTCGCCCCGGCGTCGACCGACTTCCAGATCGAGCCGCCATTAACCACCGCGTAGATCGTCGTGCCGTCGGGGGCGACCGAGATTCCAGCCCAGGCTTTATTCCCGGACGGGAGAGCGACAAAAGGCCCATTCGTAGTTCCAGCCGCTCCTTGGTGCAGCGCAACGGAGGTATGGGATATGCCTCGAACGCTATCGACGGCATAACTCGTGTTGCTCTCCAACGCCGGAAGAAACGTGACGTTGGTCCCTTCCGTAAGGGCTTGAATTCCGTAACTGGCCCCGCCAATCCGCAGAACGCATCCATTTGTGATTTTTGTTCCGTCGGTCGTCGCGCTCAAAATGCCCTGCGTCGTGGAATTCGCAAGCGTCGTCAGACCCGTGACGGTTCCGGCATTCAGTTCCTCGAAAACAAATGAGTTTGAATTTGCATTTCCGAAAAGCAGGGTTTCGGTGAACCCGACGTTGGCGTTGTCGTACACTCCCACCACCGTCCCGGTCACAAGCGCCTGCGCCAGATAGGGCATCTGCGTAATAACCATGCTCGCCGCCGACGCAACAACCAGCGCCTTGTTGGTCCAGGTGCCGTTGGTGTAAAATAGATATTCTCCATTTGCGGCCGTCGCCGTCGCAACATCCGCGAGGTCGTCAAGGTCGGCCGGGATTTCGTTGGTGGCCGAAACGGCGTTGCATGCGACATACGCCTCCATCTCCGCGATGGTTGGGTAGCCGGTCGCGGTCAGCGTCCGAGTCCCAGCGTCGTAGGTGCCGTTCGCCATGTTGGTTGCTCCGCCGTCGCCAAAGGAGGCCCAATCAATGTTTGTCATGGCTGTGGTTGTGGCCGTGCCCCAATCCACATCCAGGGCGGTTTCGAGACCGTTGCCGGTCATGCTGCTTCCGATATTCGTCACGCCCTGGGCTGGCAACCCAATCAGCGTTGCCCCTGTGAAGTCCCAAGTGCCGGTCGCCACTGCGTTTGTCTCTGTCCCGTCCGTGAGGTGCGGAAGCATAACGTTTGCGGATAGCGAATAGTCCACATCGCTGCCGACCACAGATACATAGTCAATGAATTGCGTCGTGTAGGTGGTATTGACGATGTTCGTAACCAAGTAAACGTTGTTTGTGCTATAGCGGTTTTCCGTGATGAAGTTAGTGAACGTACCGCCATTTACCTGCGTATAAACATTGAGGTAGTGCCATTGGATGTTCGACGAGTAGCCGATAACGGCCAGATTGCCATACACCGTCATGTCATCATGTACGGCCAGCGTCCCGCCGATTTGAGCGTTTCTACCAACAGAAAAAGAATTGTTGACCGTCGCGTTGTTTGAGATCGTAGCATTCTGGGCAGAAAACCAACCGACGCCCTGCAGGTCGAACCCGGCCGCGCTCACGTCGTTGGTCAGCGGGAAGCCGGAACCGTCGGCTGTCACGGTGAAGGCCAGGATGCCGTCGTTAGTGGCGACGGTATGCGGGGAGTTGACCGTCGCGCCGAGGATCGTGCCTTGGGGCCAGTCGGTGATCGCCTCGCCGTCGCCGAACGCGATGCCGCCGAACACGCGGAAAACCGGCACGCCGGTACCGCCCGAAACGTCCGCCAGCCGCACGTATAAAAGCCGCTCGAAATCGTT